CCCCGGCCCCTGAGGGGATTGATTTCTCAGACATGATTCAAGATGACACCCCCGCAGTGGAGATCATCATCGAGAACCCCGACGATGTAATCATCGGCATCGACGGCATGGCAATCGACCTTATGCCAGAAGAAGAGGAGTCGTTCGAGGCCAACTTGGCAGAGTTTATGGATGAGGGTGAGCTTGAAAAGCTTGGCTCTGACTTGGTAGGAGAAGTGGAATCTGACATCTCATCTCGTAAAGAATGGGTAGAGATGTATGTGCGAGGGCTCGAGGTCCTTGGCATGAAGTATGAGGAGCGCACCGAGCCTTGGACGGGGGCCTGTGGCGTCTTCTCCACCCTCCTGACAGAAGCCGCAGTCCGCTTCCAGTCCGAGACCATCATTGAGACCTTCCCCGCTCAAGGCCCCGTCAAAACGCAGATCATTGGCGCAATCGACAAATTGAAAGAAGACGCAGCCGAGCGAGTCCGCACCGACATGAACTTCCAGTTGGTTGACGGCATGCCTGAATACCGCCCGGAGCATGAGCGCATGCTGTTCAACTTGGGTCTGGCAGGCTCCGCCTTCAAGAAGGTTTACTTCGATCCCGGCCTTGGCCGTCAGGTAGCCATCTTCTGCCCCGCCGAAGACATCGTCATCCCCTACGGCTCATCGGGTGCTCGCTCTGCCGAGCGCGTTACCCATGTGATGCGCAAGACAAAGAACGATGTCAAGAAGCTTCAGGTCGCAGGCTTCTACCGTGATGTTGAGCTGGGTGAGCCCGTCATGATCCACAACGATGTGGAGAAAAAGAAAGCCGAAGAGCAGGGCTACTCCGTCACCGAAGACGAGCGTTATCAGTTCCTTGAGATTCAAGTGGACTACGACATGCCCGGGTACGAGGACAAGGATGGCATTGCTCTTCCTTACATCGTTACCATCGACAAGGGAACCAGCAAGGTTCTGTCGGTCTACCGTAACTGGAACGAGACCGACAAGAAAAAAATCAAGCGCCAGCATTTCGTTCAGTATGACTACGTACCCGGTTTTGGCGCTTATGGCTTTGGCTACATCCACCTGATCGGCGGCTATGCCCGTGCGGGTACATCCCTGATCCGTCAGTTGGTGGACGCAGGAACTCTGTCCAACCTGCCCGGTGGCTTGAAGTCGCGTGGTCTGCGGATTAAAGGAGATGACACCCCAATCGCTCCCGGAGAATGGCGAGATGTGGACGTGCCCGGTGGCACAGTGCGTGACAACATCATGCCCCTGCCATACAAGGAGCCGTCACAAGTTCTGGCTGTTCTGCTTGACCGCATCACAGAAGAGGGCCGCCGTCTGGGCTCCATCGCTGATATGAACATCAGCGACATGAGTGCCAACTCTCCTGTCGGCACAACTCTGGCGTTGCTGGAGCGTCAACTCAAAACCATGAGCGCAGTTCAAGCCCGGGTCCACTACGCCATGAAGCAGGAATTTAAACTGCTCAAGGAAATCATCCGCGACAACACCCCAAGCGAATACGAGTACGAGCCCCAAGGCGGTGACCGCATGGCTAAGCGGGAAGACTACGACATGGTCGAGGTTATCCCGGTCAGTGATCCAAACAGCTCCACAATGGCCCAGCGGATCATGCAGTACCAAGCTGTGATTCAGTTGGCCGCGCAGGCTCCTCAAATCTATGACCTACCGCAGTTGCACCGTCAGATGATCGAGGTCTTGGGAATCAAGAACGCAGACAAGCTGGTTCCAATTGATGATGACATGAAGCCACGCGACCCAGTCAGCGAGAACATGGCATTTCTGAACGGAAAGCCCACCAAGGCGTTCATCTACCAAGACCATGACGCACACATCGCAGTCCACATGGCTTTGATGCAAGACCCCCTGATGGCCGCGCAGATTGGTCAGAACCCACAAGCGCAAAAGATGCAGGCCGAAATCATGGCCCACATCTCAGAGCACTTGGCATTTGCCTACCGCAAGAAGGTCGAAGAGCAGTTGGGCGTGCCCATGCCCAAGCCCGATGAAGACCTGCCAGAGGATGTTGAGGTTCAGTTGTCGCGTCTGGTTGCTCAAGCATCCCAGCAGGTTCTAGCTCAGAGCAAAGGTCAGGCTGCTCAGCAGCAAGCCCAGCAACAAGCCCAAGACCCACTGGTCCAAATGCAGCAACAAGAGCTGCAGATCAAGATGAAAGACGCCTCAATCAAAGAGCAAAAGGTTCAGGGCGACTTGGCTGTCCGCCAGCAAGAACTTCAGCTCAAAGCCCAAGAGGCCGCAAACCGTCAGGGCGAGAACCCGGAGGTTGCCGCAGCAAAAATGCAGCAAGAAATGATCATGGACAGACAACTGCACGAGCAAGAGATGGCTCAGCGTCAGCAGGAGTTTGAACAAAAGATGAGCCAAAAGCAACAGGAAGCATCCGCCAAGATGCAGGCTAAGCTGATGGAGCGTTTAAACAGACCGGCTGCTAAATCGCCGGAGAACTAAGAGGAAACATGGACAACCAAATTTTGGAGCTTCTCAACAAAAGAATTGAGGAGCATGTCAAAAGTCATTCAGAAGCTTTGGTGGTGGGCCAGTCGAAAGACTATGCCAACTACCGAGAGTTGTGCGGGGTCATCCGAGGTCTCCAGACCGCACAGCGTGAAATTGGCGACCTCGTGCGTAAACTGAAAGACGACAATGACGACTAACTTTGATGTTCAGGCGGTTGATCTGTCTGGCCTTCTCAACAAGACTGTTGAGGACAAGGCCACACAGATTCCAGACCCGCAAACCTACCATCTTCTGTGCATGCTCCCAGAAGCCAAGGAAGAGTACGAGGGCGGCTTACTTAAAGCCAACCAGACAATGCAGTTTGAAGAGCTGCTGTCGCCCGTGCTGTTTGTGGCAAAGATCGGGCCAGATGCATTCAAAGATGAGAAACGTTTCCCAAGCGGCCCAAGCTGCAAGGTGGGTGACTTTGTGATCGTGAGACCCAACACTGGAACGCGAATGAAGATTCACGGGACCGAGTGGCGGATCATCAACGATGACTCTGTCGAGGCTGTGGTCGAAGACCCACGCGGCATTCAGCGCGTTTAAGGAGGAACCATGGCAGAAATTGACAAAACCGAATTTACCTTCCCCGACGAGGTGGAGGAAAAGCAATCCCGCGCTGGATCAAAGGCTGTAGAGGCCGAGCCAGAAGTTGAGATTGTTGACGACACCCCCGAGGAGGACCGTGGCAGAAAGCCAATGGAAGAGCCTCCTAAGGATGTAACCGACGAAGAGCTTTCCAAGTACGACGAGGGCGTTCGTAAACGCATTCAGCACTTCACCAAGGGCTACCACGAAGAGCGTAGAGCCAAAGAGTCTGCTTTGCGGGAACGCGAAGAGGCCGTACGTCTTGCCCAGCAGGTTGTCGAAGAGAACAAAAAACTCAAAGGCAGCTTGCACCAAGGCCAGAGCGCCCTCCTCGAGCAGGCTAAAAAGGTTGTAGCCAGTGAGCTGGCGGACGCGCAGCGAGAGTTCAAGGCCGCTCACGAAAGTGGCGATTCTGACGCCTTGACTGCGGCCCAGTTGAAAATGACCTCGATTCAGATGAAAGCTGAGCGTGTAAACAATTTTCGGCCAGCACCTGTACAAGAGCAGGAAAAACAGGTACAAATACCTACCGCTGAACCAGTTCGGCCCAAACTTGATGCGAAAACTCAGGAATGGACAGATAAGAACACATGGTTTGGCAATGACGACGAGATGACCAGCTTTGCATTGGGGTTCCACAACAAGCTGGTTAAATCTGGAATTACGCCGTCATCGTCTGAATATTACGAGCGCATCGATGCTCGTATGAAACAAGTCTTTCCGGATGCGTTCGAGTCCGGGGATACTGAAGTTTTGGGGGATGCGACTCCTTCTCCAAAGAAATCGAATGTTGTTGCACCAGCAACTCGCAGCACAGCGCCTAAAAAGATCGTGCTGACAAGGACGCAGGTGGAACTCGCTAAGCGGTTGGGACTGACGAATGAGCAGTACGCCCGTGCAGTTGCGGCAGAAATGAGGAAATGAAAATGGCTAAAACAGAACTTGACAACCGCGAGCCTCGTGCTCTGC